ACTATTAACTGGTTCTTTCTTTGGTAAATACAAAGTAGACGATTTAAAACCTCTTGCATATAATCTATATGGTGAAGAGACATATTCATCTGCTGAAAGTAAACACAAAGCAGAAAGTACAATGAGAAGTCTATTAAGAAGATATACAGGAACGCAATGTGTATCTAATTTCAGACCTACAGCAGCTGCTTGTTTATATCAAAATTTTATGAAACCAGGCGAACTAGTCTGGGATATGTCTATGGGTTATGGTGGTCGTATATTAGGTGCGATTATATCCAATGTTAATTATGTTGGAACAGACCCAGCAAGTTTAACCTTTGCTGGATTAAAACAGATTAAAGAAGACCACGGCAATCCAGATAATCATTACTTCTTAAATAGACAAGGTAGTGAGACATTTAAACCTAAAGAGAATAGTTTAGATTTCGCATTTACAAGTCCACCTTATTTCAATTGGGAACAATATTCAGATGACGCTGAACAATCATTTAAAAACTTCTCAACTAATGAAGATTGGAATAATGGATTTTTAAGAGAGACAATTAAAAATGTTTATAGAGGATTAAAGCCAGGTAAGTATATGGGATTAAATGTAGCGAATATTAAGTCTCACAAAACCTTTGAAGATGACACGGTACGAATTGCTGTTGAAGAAGGATTTGAACATACTGATACATACAAGTTGCAGTTGTCCTCACAAGAATCGGGTGCAAAATACGAACCTGTGTTTATATTGAGAAAGTAAAAACCCTTATAAAACCGTGTTTTTCCTGGTGATGTGTGTATCATCGGACTACGGAAACACCTCTCTCCGCCGTTCCTAGGGCGTTTAAATCGCATAAAATAAGGGAAATAGTCTCATATCTTGGGAAACCCTAGTAAAACCGTATATTAAAGAAATCTCATAAAATAGTCAAAATAGTGCTTGACAATCATTTTGATTGGTGATAGGATAAGTCTATATTATGAATAAAAAAGGACACAAAGACACTATGAATTTTGACCAAAAGTCAAATCTTGCTAAATTACTTGCAACAGAAAACATCACCGTACAACACGACCAAGTTAAAACTGCTTCTTTTAATTTAGAGGACAGAATTTTAACAATCCCAATATTCAAAAATCCAAAAGGTGTAGTATATGATATGCTTGTGGGACACGAAGTTTCACACGCATTACACACTCCACAAAAAGCTTGGATTGACGCATTGAAAAAAGATAACTTAATGGATATTAAAGATTACATTAATGTTATTGAAGATGTTAGAATAGATAAAATGATACAGAAGAAGTATCCTGGATTAGTAAATGATTATAAAGATGGATTCCAAGTATTATGGAATGATAACTTCTTTGGTTGTAAAGATAAAGACTTAAACAAAGAATTAATGTTGATTGATAAAATCAACTTGTATTCTAAATCTTCAAAAACTTTAGATATTAAATTTTCAAAAGAAGATATGTTATTTGTTAACCTTGTTGACAAGTGTAAAACATTTAAAGATGTTATTGCCGCTGCTAAAAAACTTGCTGATTGGCAAAATAAACAAAACGAAAAACTTAAAAAGTTACCAGACTTTGATGAACACCCATTAACTTTACAATATGGGGAGAAACCTAAAGACAAAGAAGGAGAAAATGAAGATGGTTCTTCTGCCGAAATTGATAAAGATGATACGAATTTTGATGAAAAAGAATTAGACGAAAAATCTGATGGTGATAAAAAATCTGATACAGATAAAAAATCAGATGACGAAAAATCAGGAAGTGCTGATAAAGATACCAAAGATGATGGTAAAGATAAAAAAGAATTAGATAGTACACAAGGGAAAAAACAAACAGGAAATCCTGATGGTGCTGGTGGCAAAAATGTTAAAATCAATATGCCATTAAAATCAATTACTCAAAATTATAGTGAAGAAAAAATTAGTAAAAATTATGTTGATATGGGACATAAAGGTTTTACTTACTTAAATATTCCAGATTGTAATTTAAGTAAAATTATATATCCAATGAAGTCTTGGATTAATAGAGGTATGGAATCTGCTAAGAAAAATCCAAAAGAAGATTTTATTGCCAATTGGGATGACTATAAGAAATTTAAAAAAGATAGTGAAAGAACTATTACATATCTTGTTAAAGAATTTGAAATGAAAAAATCTGCTGACGGATATAAAAGAACGACACAGGATAAAACAGGAGTTATTGACCCATTAAAATTACATAGATACAAAACAGATGAAGATATATTTAAAAGATTATCTATTATACCTGACGCTAAAAACCACGGAATGATTTTAGTACTTGATTGGTCAGGTAGTATGGCAAATGTTATTGGTAAGACCGTAGAACAATTATTACAACTAGTTTGGTTCTGCCAAAGAATTAATATTCCATATAAAGTTTATTTCTTTTCAGATAAGGTTGTTGATATGTCTTGGAGTGAAAGACGAGATTTTGCTAAAAAGGAAATGATGACTAATTGGAATTTCAAATCAGGCGATATGGTAGTTGAGGCATTTAATATGGTTGAAATTGCTTCTCATACTGCTAAAAAACAACAATTAGACCAATCATTATTTTTACTTTATAGTTATTCAAAATATTATGATGATAATTATAATTGGAGAAATCAGGAGAAATATATTAATAGATTATATCCTCCGTATGAATTTCAATTATCTAGTACGCCTTTAAATGAAACTTTGGCTGCTATGTATAAAATCGTACCACAATTTAAACAAAAATATCAAGTTGATAAATTGTCTTTAATAACTTTAACAGATGGACATTCTAATAGTTCCAACAAGGCAAAATGGTTAACTAAAGAAGGAAAACTTGATAAATCAGATTCCGATTGGGGTTCTATTCCAGTATTAAAACTTGGAAGTAAATATATTAAAGCTAGTGGTAATGATTATGATAGATGTAGTACTACTGGATTGTTATTAGAAGGATTAAAAAGAAAATTTAATATGACTACTATTGGTTTCTTCTTATTAAAGAGACAAAATAAATATGAATTTGAAAGATATGCTTTTTCTGCAAAACAACAGAATCTTCCTTGGTCTTTAAGAGAAGAATTATACAGAAAGATTAGAGCAGAATTTACAAAAAACAAATCTGCTAGTGTTAAACAAGAAGGATATACAGATTTCTTTTTAGTTAATGCTAAGACTATGAAAGTTGAAAACACCGACCTTAACGAAGTAAAAGATAATAGTAAGAAAGGTGATATTAAAAGAATTTTTGGTAAAAGTATGAAAGCTAGAACGGTTTCCAGAGTACTTTTATCAAAATTTATAAAGAGAGTTGCTTAAGTATGTTAAAAGTGTTGTTAAATAAGGGTAAAAAGTGCTTGACATTAAGTCCCAAAAATGATAGCATATACTTATACAATGAAAAAAATGTTAATTGAAAAAGGAGACTATACTATGATAACATTAAACGAGAAGCAAAAAGACTTTGTTCAAAGTGCATTTAAGATGTACGGCAAAGTTGAGTTGACCGTTAATGAGTTGAAAGCTGCCAATAAGAAATTTGGTTATGCTTATGCACCTCAATGGTTAACAAAAAATAAACACTACAAAATTGGTAGAGGTTTGTTTAAATTGCCTAATATAGATGAGAAGTTAGTACTTGATACTAAATCAGATGTATTAGATGATAAAAACAAGGACAATGTTCCTAGTGATGATACACAAATAAACAATGTTTCTGATACAAAAAAAGAAGCGGCGTATGTGATTTCATCTTTAGAAGGAAATATTGTTCCAAATAAAGATAAAGGTTTCGTATCATTTGGAAATCATCCAGATGTTAGAAACATAATTAAATCTAATAAATTTTATCCTATATTCATCACAGGTCTTTCAGGAAATGGTAAAACTTTTTCTGTTGTTCAGGCGTGTGCCGAGAGTAAAAGGGAAATGATTAGAGTAAACATTACTATTGAGACCGATGAGGATGATTTGCTGGGAGGTTATAGACTTAAAGATGGTCAAACCGTATGGCAAAATGGTCCAGTTATAGAGGCGATGGAGAGAGGTGCTGTATTGCTCCTTGATGAAGTTGACCTTGCGTCTAATAAGATAATGTGTTTACAACCAATCCTTGAAGGTAACGGAGTTTATGTTAAGAAGATTAATAAATTTGTTAAACCAAAGGTTGGATTTAATGTTGTTGCTACTGCCAATACTAAAGGGCAAGGTAGTGATGATGGTAAATTTATTGGAACGAACATACTGAACGAGGCGTTTTTGGAAAGATTTCCAGTAACCTTTGAACAGACTTATCCTTCTGCTAAAACTGAACAGAAGATTTTAAATAATACACTTGCTCTATCGGGTAAAAAAGATGAGAAGTATGTAGAAAAATTATCTACTTGGGCAGATGTAATTAGAAAAACTTACTTTGATGGAGGAGTTGACGAAATTATCTCAACAAGAAGATTAGTCCACATATGTCAGGCGTTTGCAATCTTTGGAAATAAGATGAAGGCGATTGAACTATGTACTAATAGATTTGATGATGATACAAAGAATTCCTTTGTTGACCTGTATGGGAAAGTGGATGCTGGGGCAACTGCCGAAAGTATCGCCGAACAACAAAAAGCTGACGCTTTGAAGGCACAACAAATGGAAACAACCGATGATAATGAGGACGATAAAGATGACGAGGAAGACCTTGTCTAATTATCCAAAACTTATCAAATAGTGTGGTCCTTGGTGGGGAGTGTAGTGGCTCCCTACCTTTTTATAGGACTACAAGGAGAATAAATGAAATATAAAGATGTAGATAAAATAATAAAAGAAATTTCAGATTATATAAAAGGTACTTATGGAGAACATTATAGTACTACAAAGGACGGATTTCAAGTCCAAGATATGTTAAGACACCTGAACATTGATAAACATTTTTGTCAGGCAAATGCTATTAAATATTTGTGTAGATATGGAAAGAAAAATGGAAAAAATCGTAAAGATTTATTAAAGGCAATTCATTATATAATTTTATTAATGGATAGTGAATCTAATGAACCAGACCCTAGTCCATTAAAGGCATTAAAAGAAACATTTACAGGTAAGGTAGTTAATTGAGAAAGAAAAATAAAATATATAAATGGAATAAACCAGAATGTATCAACGATGGTTGTGGAAGTCCTGTACATACCAGAAAGACAAATAAGAACGGTACTTATGATGTTAGAACGGAGTGCTATAAATGTCATATGGGAGGTCGTAATAGACCTGGGGTTACACCACATAAGAAAAAATATTGTGAGAATATAGATGAAAGATTAGGTTTTAAATGTGTTGCTGATATAACGGATAGTTGTATGTTAGAAATGGACCATATAGATGGAGAAAGATGGAACAATGTTCCTGAAAATGTACAAACACTTTGTAGAAATTGCCACGCATATAAAACAAAGTATAATGGTGATAGTAAAAATAATAGGGCAGTACTATATACAGACTTAAATCCAATAGAATTTGAAACTGCCTTAACAAGGTATATGAAATAAATGAGAGGAGGTAAATAAATTGTTAGTAGTTGTAAGAAATAATAATGTGGAACAAGCGATGAGAGTTTTGAAAAAGAAACTTATGAAGGACGGCAGAATAAAAGAACTGCGTCAAAGACAATATTACGAGAAACCTTGCGATAAAAAGAATCGTAAGAAAAAGGAAATGACTAGAGCTTTCTTAAAAAATAAGAAAAAACAAATGGCTCAAAGAGGATATTAAAGATTTTTACGCCGCTTCTGTGAAGTTGTATATATATTATGCTAAGGCAATTCATAAGTCCTGGCAGAGCGTAAAAGGTCGCCGTGACCAGATACAAAATATCAAATACGGTGTCGCTGGAGTTTCGGTGGTTCTCCTCACAGACTATATGTCTATGTAAAAACCACCACTTTTTTATATTAGTACTTGACATTTTTTAAATCGTACTTATATAAATACTAGTGAGACGCCATAAAGGGTCTCATATAAAAATAAACTTTGCTTAACAAAAGGAGGTTCTATTATGACCAATTCAAAAGCAATTCAATTTTTTAATAATTTAAGACCAATAAGTGTAGGTTTTGATAGCGTGTTTGATACATTTGAACATATGCTAGATACAGACTTTAACTTTCCAAAGGTCCCAAATTATCCACCATACAATATCGTTAAGACAGGTAAACTGACTTATGATATAGAATTAGCATTAGCAGGATATTCTAAAGATGATGTTTCTGTTGATTACGCTGATAATGTTCTAACCGTGGTTTCTAAAAAAGATGAGGAAACTAAAGAGGTTGAGGACAATGAAGGTATGTTGCATAAAGGTATAGCTAAAAGAAACTTTAGCAGAACATTTACTATCGCTGACGATGTGGAAGTAAAAGGTGCTGAACTTAAAGACGGTCTTTTAAGAGTATCTTTAGAGAAGATAGTTCCAGAAGGTAAGAAACCTAGAACTATTAAAATTAGATAAGTAATACAGCGGAGTATTGAAATGGCTTCGCTAATTAGCTAAATGTTGATAGGTCGTATTAAACCACGGCCTATTGACTTCTTTTATTGATTATGTTATATTGTATATAAATGAGGATAAATGATTATGAAAAAAGAAATTGAACTCCCAATAGTAAATTTCCGAGTAAGAACTGGAGACGATTACTCTACTGATTCTTCTGGTGGATGTCCTATTGGTGGAGAGTGGATTAATAAATCTACACACGATTATTTCAAAGGTAAACGAGTTGTATTGTTTAGCTTGCCAGGTGCATTTACACCTACTTGTTCAGCAAAACAATTACCAGGTTTTGAAAATAATTATGACAAAATTAAAACTTCAAATATAGATGAGATATATTGTATATCTGTAAATGATTCTTTTGTAATGAACGCTTGGGCACATCATAGTGGTATCAAAAAAGTTAAAATGATAGCAGATGGCACAGGAGAGTTTACAAGAGGTATGGGTATGCTTATTGAGAAACCTTTACAAGGTTTTGGTATGAGAAGTTGGAGATATATGGCAGTTGTTAAAGACGGAGTTATTGAAAACTGGTGGCAAGAACCAGGTATTAACAATGAAAGTAATGACAAAGACCCATACGGAGAAACCACACCAGAGAATATTGTTAATTATCTGACAAGTGGTTATTGACAAAAGGCACACACTAGAATATAATGTTTAAATAATGAAGGAGAAATATTGATATGAACCTATCAAATGACACGATTGCAATGTTAAAAAACTTTGCAAATATAAATCAAAATATTTTAATCAAACCAGGTAAGAAATTAAATACGATTTCTACTATGAAAAATATTTTGGCACAGGCAGATATTAAAGAAGATTTTAGCGAGCAATTTGCTATCTATGATTTGCCTGAATTTTTAAGAACAATAGATTTGTTTGAAGCACCATCTTTAAAATTTAATGGGTCTTCAAGTGTAGCATTATCAGGAAAAGATGGAAGGTCTACTAGTAAGTATACTTTCGCTGATGAATCTGTTATCGTTGCACCAACTAAAACAATTTCTATGCCAGATACAGAAGTTGCTTTTACATTGAAAAAAGCAGATTTTGCTAGACTTCAAAAAGGAGTGGTTACATTAAACTTACCAGATGTCGGAGTTATCGGTGATGGTAAAACAATGAGACTTATTGCTGAAGATAGAAAAAACAAAGCTTCTAATAAGTTTGATATTGAATTAGGGACAACTGATAAGAAATTTAAAGCATTTTTCAAAGCTGAAAACTTTAAAATGTTAGAAGATGATTATGATGTTGCTATCTCTAAACAAAAAATTTCACATTTTGTTAATAGAACAAGACCAGTACAATACTGGATTGCTTTAGAACCTGAATCTGAATTTTAAATTGAGTAATTAAATTATGGAGTATATATTATGGCAGAAGACTTTTTATGGGTGGAGAAATACCGTCCAAAAACTATTGAAGATTGTATCCTTCCCGAGGATATAAAACACACATTTCAATCTTTTTTAAGACAAGGTGAGATAAGCAATCTACTCTTATCAGGTACAGCAGGTACAGGTAAGACAACGGTTGCTCGTGCCTTATGTGAAGAATTGAAGTGTGATTATCTAATTATTAATGGGTCAGACGAAGGTCGTCAAATTGACACATTAAGAACTAAAATAAAATCCTTTGCAAGTACGGTGTCTTTAGATAAGAACGCCAGACATAAAGTTATAATAATTGATGAGGCAGATTATATGAACGCCGATAGTGTTCAACCTGCTTTAAGAAATTTTATTGAGACTTTTTATAAGAATTGTAGATTTATATTTACTTGCAATTTCAAAAATAAAATCATACCAGCATTACATAGTCGTTGTACCGTAGTTGACTTTAAGATACAGAACGGTCAAAAGAAAAAATGTGCTGACGCTATGATGATTAGACTAGGTAAAGTGTTAGATGAAGAAGCAGTACCTTATGATAAGAAAGTATTAGCAGAACTTATAATAAAACACTTTCCAGATTTCAGAAGAACTATTAATGAACTTCAAAGATACTCCGTAAGGGGTAAGATTGATAGTGGTATACTATTCAGTTTATCTGAAACTCATAATAAAGAATTAGTCGCAACATTAAAAGAAAAAAGATTTAATGATATGCGTAAATGGGTTATCCAAAACATAGATAAAGAACCATCATCTATGTTTAGAAATCTATATGAAGTATTGTGGAAGGCGTTAGACCCTAAATCAATACCTCAAGCAGTATTAGTTATAGCAGGTTATCAGTACAAGGCAGGTTTTGTCGCAGACCAAGAAATCAATATGGTCGCTTGTCTAACCGAGATAATGGCTAATTGTAAGTTTAAATAGAATGGCTTACGAACTAAAAGAATATCTTAATAGTATTAACTTTACTAAAACAGATGTAATGGACACTACTGATATAACTTGGGAAAAGAAGTACCCAGCGTTTGTAGTCAATAAGTGTTTGTCTTATCACTATGATACCTTAATCGCTGCCAACGAAATGAATGGGTATCATTTTCTCCCTAACAATATGCAATATCATTTTTTACTAAATATAGTAAGAAAGAAAAAGCGATTTGCTAAATGGTTGAAAGCAGAAAAGCTTAAAGATATAGAGTATGTAAAAGAGTATTATGGATATAGTAATGAAAAAGCCAAGTCCGCTCTCAGCATATTGAATAAACAACAAATTGAAACTATTAAAAAATCCTTGCAAAAGGGTGGGAGATATAAAAGAAAATGACGACAGACACATTAAAATGGTCGCCAGAAGATATGCTAGAGGTAACAATCAAGCAACCTGACGACTTTCTTAAAGTAAGAGAGACTTTAACACGAATAGGCGTTGCGTCTAGGAAAGACAAAACCTTATTCCAATCTTGTCATATATTACACAAACAAGGCAAATACTACATTGTTCACTTCAAAGAACTATTTGCTTTAGATGGCAAGAAAGCAACATTGACCGAAAACGATATACAAAGAAGAAACACAATCGCAGTACTACTAGCTGATTGGAGTTTAATTTCAATTGTAAAAAAAGAGGCGGCGGAAAACAAAGCACCTTTATCTCAAATAAAAGTATTACCATTTAAAGAAAAGAAAGAATGGATACTTTCTGCTAAATATAACATTGGTAAGAAAGTTGATGAGAAGAAGGACGAGGATTCCAAGGAAGCTAAAAATGAAGGTCAATAAATGCAAGTATCTAATTTCAAAGATTTTATAACCGAAACAATAAAAGGTTCTGATAAACCTATACAGATAGCGGTAGTTACCAAAAATCATCCGAACATCAAAAAAAGAAAAGTTGGTGGTAAGGAGAAAAAGGAATTAACCGTTGGTTTAATCAATGATATTTGCGAAGAATTAAAAATCAAGTGTATAGTTATTGAAACTAGACACGCAATCATAACAGGTAAAGACGAAGAAAAGAATACTTTAACCATCTATAACTATGATGGTATGGATACTGAACATACATTTATTGGTAGAGACACCATTTGTATTACTAGAGCAGGTGCAGTTGAAGATGAAGCAGGACTTTCAATCATATCTGCTTTTCAAAACTCTGGTTCGTTTATGATTAATACAAGAAACTCAATGTTAACTTGTAATAATAAATTAACGACAGCATTATTATTTGAGAAGTTTGCAATACCAACACCTAGAACTGCTTTCGTATCTAACGAAAAAAATATAGATGACGCAGTAAAACTAATCGGTGGTAAGTTTCCAGTAGTATTAAAAACATTAACAGGTACGCAAGGTATCGGAGTTGTTAAATGTGATAGTTATGAGTCGCTAGTATCTAGTATTCAGGCATTATGGAAACACGGTGCTGAATTATTGATACAAGAATTTATGCCTGTTAAGTTTGATATAAGAACTTTTGTAGCAGATAATAAGATATTTGCTAGTACAAAAAGAATACAATCATCTTTTGATTTTAGAACTAATACACATAGAGGTGCTAAGGCAGTACCTTATAAATTAAATGATGATGAAATAGAAATTATTTTAAAAGCTAGTAGAGCTAGTAAATCATATGTAGTTGGAGTAGACCATATTATTGTTGATGGTAAGTACTATGTACTTGAAGTCAATGGTTCTCCTGGTACTGGTGCTGATTATGAAGGTTACGCATATAAAGACCTTGAAGGACCAAAACCTGGAGGTGCAATTACGGGGAAACAATTAGTTAAAAACTTTGTTAAATATATTTCCGATAGAAGTAATTGGGATAGACAATCAATTATAGAAACAGGTTGGTTAGAGACAATAGAATTAGAAGATATTGGTAAGGTAAGAGCCAAGTTAGATACAGGTAATGGAGCTAAAGCTTGTTCATTACACGCAGAAGATATCCAAGCGAAGGGTAAGAATATATCTTGGAAGTATGATGGTAAGGTATATACCAAACCAATTCACGGAGAGAGTAAAGTTTTTAGAGCAAACGCTGGTGATGAACCAAGCGAAATAAGAAAAACCGTATTGTTAGATATGACTTTCAATGGGTTTACTTATAAAGATATAGAATTTGGACTAGACCAAAGACCAAGGTCAGGTTCGGATGTATTGTTAAATAGAGATATGATTAGGCAGTTTCACGCTAGCGTAAATCCTAGTAGGACTTTCGTATTAAGTAAGAGATTGCCGCCTATTGACAAAAAGAAGTAAATATAATATAATGGAGTTATTATGGACAAAGTAAAAATAGTAAGACTAATAACAGGTGAAGATATTATTGGAACAATTACAGAAAAGGACGGAAAAACTTCCGTCAAAAATCCTTATATCATTTATCCAACAAGTGCTCCCGAAGCAGGGAAGTCAATGAAATTTGGTATGTTCACTTATATCCCATATGCAGAAACCGATACGGTTACTTTTGCAGATGACAAGATATTAACAAAGGTGGAACCAAAACAAGACTTACTTGCTAGTTATAAACAAAGTGTATCCAAAATCTTAACAGGACCAGGATTAATAACATAATGTCAAATAGTATCCAAGACAAGGATACTTTGACAATATACTTTGTAAGAAAAGACGGCACAAAACAAGAAGTCAAAGTACCGCCAGGTTATACAATTATGGAGGCAGCAAAGAAATTTGCTGAACCTTCTATTGATGAGATACCTGCCGATTGTGGTGGGTGTTGTGCGTGTGGTACTTGTCATATTAATATTAAAGAAGATATTAGTAGAGTAGGAATTGCTGAACACGATAGTTTAGAAACAGAATTAATAGAAATGCAACCTGAATATGACCGTATGTATTCTAGGTTGGCGTGTCAAATTATGTTAGAGAAAAAACATAATGGTTTGATTGTGAGATTAAGAGCGATGGAGAATATATAATGAATTTTTATAAAGATGTAATTGAACATAGAGGTAACCTTTTAATTAGAGGTATACACGAAGGAAAAGAATTTAAAGAAAAGATTAGCTTTAAACCAACATTGTTTTCAATTACACACGAAGATAGTCCACATAAAAATCTTCAAGGTCAAAATCTAAAACCAATCCTATTTAACAGCATACCAAAAGCAAGAGAGTTTAAAAGAAATTATCAGAATTCTAATAGTCCATTGTATGGAAATGAAAGATACCATTTCCAATATATCGCTAAAGAATACCCAGGTGAGATACAATACGATAAGAACTTAATAAAGATTTTCACATTAGATATTGAGGTGACTGCTGAAAACGGTTTCCCAGATGTAGAAAATCCTATTGAGGAAATCTTATGTCTTACTATTAAAAATCAATCCAATAAAAATATCATCACCTGGGGAACCAAACCATATTTTTCAAAGAGAGCAGATGTTACCTATGTAGAATGTAAAAATGAAAAACAATTGTTAATGGAGTTTTTCAAATTTTGGACAAAGAATTATCCAGATGTTATTACAGGTTGGAATACAAAGTTTTTTGATTTACCATATCTATGTAATAGAATTAAAATGATAGTTGGTGATAAAGTTATTAATAAATTATCTCCTTGGGGATTAATTGATAGTGAACAAATAACCGTAAGAGGTAAATCACAAACAGCATACGATATTAAAGGTATTGCTATGTTAGATTACCTTGACATCTATAAGAAGTTTATTCCAGTTAGACAAGAAAGTTATAAACTTGATTACATTGCTAAAGTAGAACTAGGTGGTAATGGTAAAGACGCCAATCCATATGATACTTTTAGAGAGTGGTACAGCAATGACTTTCAAAGTTTTGTAGATTACAATATTAAAGATGTTGAGATAGTTGATGAACTTGAAGATAAATTAAAGTTGATTGAACTAGTTTTAACAATGGCATATGAAGCAAAGATTAATTACCAAGATGTGTTTTCAGAAGTTAGATTATGGGATACATTAATTTATAATCATTTATTAAAAGATAATATTCAGATACCACCAAGAATAGAACAAGCAAAAGATGAGAAATATATAGGTGCGTATGTTAAGACACCACAACTAGGTCAACATAAATGGATAGTTTCATTTGATATTAACTCACTATATCCACATTTGATTATGCAATACAATATAAGTCCTGAAAAAATGATAGGTGTTAAACCTGAAGGCATTAGTATTAGTAATATGATAAAGAAAAAAGTAGAATTAAATTATTTAAAAGATAAAGGTTGTACTATTACTCCAAATGGTGCAATGTTTAAAATAGATAATCAAGGTTTCTTACCGAAGATAATGGAGAAGATGTATAATGACCGAGTAGAATTTAAGAAGTTAGCATTTGAAGCAAAGAAAAATTATCAAAAAACAAAAGATCCAATCTATCAAAAAGAAAATAGTAGATGTCATAATATTCAATGGGCAAAGAAAATATCATTGAATAGTGCTTATGGTGCCATAGGTAATCAATACTTTAGATATTATAATGTTAATCAAGCAACAGCGATTACTACTTCTGGTCAATTTATTATTCAGTATATTGAGAAGAAAGTAAATGAATATATTAATAATATATTAAAAACAAACCAAGATTATATTGTTGCTTCTGATACAGATTCAATTTATTTAAGATTAGATGAACTAGTTAATAAAGTATGTAAGGATAAAACTAAAGAACAAACAATAAACTTTATTAATAGAGTTGTAGATAGTAGAATAGAACCATTTATAGAAAAGTGTTTTAAAGACCTTGCAGATTATACCAATGCGATTGGACAAAAAATGGTTATGAAACGAGAAGTAATTGCTGATAAAGGTATATGGACTGCTAAGAAAAGGTATATGTTAAATGTACTTGATGAAGAAGGTTATAGATATGAAGAACCTAAATTAAAAATTATGGGTATTGAAGCAGTTAAGTCTTCAACGCCAGAAGTATGTAGAGTTGCAATTAGAGAAGCGATTAGATTAATTATGAATAAAGAAGAATCTGATTTACATAATTTTATTGCAGACTTTAAAAAGAAATTTTCAGATTTTGAACCAGAACAAATTGCTTTTCCTAGAAGTTGTAATAATTTAAGAAAGTATTTTAGTGCTAGTACTATATTCATTAAAGGAACACCAATACATATCAAAGGTAGTCTCATATACAATTATCATTTAAAAGATAAAAGATTAGACCATAAGTATCCATCAATACAAGAAGGAGATAAGATTAAGTTTGTTTTATTAAAAGAACCTAATCCATTTAAGTTTAATGTATGTTCTTATCTTGCTACTCTTCCAAGAGAGTTTGAACTGAAAGAATATATAGATTATGAATTACAATTTGAGAAAACATTTTTAGACCCGATGAGGTTTATATTAGGTGCAATAGGTTGGAACGCTGAACCTCAAGCAAGTTTGGAGGCATTTTTCTAATGGAATTATTTAAAGATAAATTTAAAAACTTTTATAAGTGGGTTAAAGGAACTGAACTAGTTGAACTAGATGACATAGATGTTGAGGAGGATCCTGTAAGACCTGAACTAACTTTAGGTTGGAGAA